AACTACTGCTATTGGATAACGATCATCGATCAGAACGTCATCGCCGCCCGTCACCGTGGGGGATGTACTGAGTTGCCGCGTTGAAAGATTCGCGGCGGCGTCGGTGTCGTAAATGCGGGCCATTCCCCACACCTCATCACCTTTAATCCAGGCAAACGTAATCGCCCCAATCGTCCTTGAGGCGAATTCTTCGCTATTGAGTGTGTTTTTTTCTGGATGCCACCAGATAACCGGCAGGCCAGAACACCGGGCGAGAAATTCATCCGTCAGGTAATTTTCAGGGGAGCGGTAGGCGTATTGCCTGAATTTGGATCGCCATGTAACACCCGTTCCGGTGATACGCAGCGCCCACAGGTACATATTTCTGAAAAATTGCGGGGATGTGAGTTGCCCGTCGGCAATAAGCCCGGCAACATCCATTTCATTGAGTGGTTCGGCATCAAGCATCGCCACCATACCAGGGTGTAGCGGATCGGGCAGTTCATTTGGCGAAAACCAGCCACATGCTTGATTTTCATCGTTCAAAACCGCGTCGAATTGCTCAGCATCATCAGCAAGGTAGGTAACATAGCCATCAATCAGGGTATGAGGCGTCAGCGGTGCGGAATAATCAAACCCGCACTCTTCCAGAACTTCACGCCTTGCCGCGGATTCCGGCGTTTCCCCCTCTTCGAGTTTTCCGCCCGGTACCGCCCACGAACCATCATCCCCACGCTTAACCAGAAATATTTTCCCGCTAGACTTAAACAGGATCCCGGCAGCGTAGGTTTTCACTTATCCTCCGTTTTTTATGGTCTCGAAGTTTGCAGAACGACGACCGACTGATTTGTTGCCTTCAATGAATTTCCGCCATTTTTCGGTTTTCATTTCATCAGGCAGGCTTCGGACGTTATAGATGAACGTCAGGTAGCAACGACAAAAGACTTCTTCGCCCGGTTGAGTGATTTCATCGAGATAGCCAGCCGGACCAGCCTTCATGAATCCTTTTTTTATCGCCCAGTTGCCACGAATGGCATACACCAACAAATCACGCTCCTTATGAGGTTCACGGAAATCATAATTTGGCTGTCGCCAGTGGCTATGCCAGACAGCAGCAATTGCCCCACCCTCAGTGGCAATGATGTTATCAATGTTGGCGATAAGCTTATGCGTCTGATCGACCATCACCCGACGCTGCTCGAAATCAATCTGGCGGGCTGATTTTGCGATGTGCTGACTAGTAGCAATTACACCAGACCGGGAAGAAGCCGACAGACCAACGCTCATTTCGCTTATCGGCGGGATACTGGTTGCCCACCCGCTGAAGCGCTGAATTGTCTTATCAATGGCCTGCGTACGGTTGAGTTTTATCAGATCGGCGGATGCCATGATCCGGCGGTCCAGCTCAGCACGAAGTTTCGGCTCAAGGTAATTTAGCGTGAAACGACTCACACCTAGATGGCGTTTCAGCGCTTTTTCCCGTCCGATCTCCAGATCATAAGCTGCAGTTAGCCGGCGGCTGACGTATCGGTACAGGTCATTTCCATCAACTTTATTTTCTGTGGCATTCCGCAGGCGCTCAGTCCACATGATCAGGCTTTCTTCGCTGCTGTAACCGTATTCCAGAAAATGTTTAATGGCGTCACGCAGCTCTTTCACGAATGAGGCCATCGTAGTTATCCTCGTTATCGTTGCCTGTTGGAGGTGGGTCCGGAGGGCATTGCTCCAGCAATTCGTAATCCAGCTCAAGCCGATCAGCAAACAGGTTTTCGTTCATGTTGGCGTTTTCACAGGCCCATTTGATGAGCGTTGCCCTGTTTTGCGGGTCTTTAGTGAGCTGAGGCAGCAGCACGTTCAGCATCTCAGTAATCGCCTTAAAGCGGGTTTCATCAACTTTGACCTTTTCGCTTTCAGGCTCTTTCAACGCTGACGGCCAGACGTAGTCGAAATTGTTCACCCAGGAATTGAATGCCGCCTCCCAGGTGATTTTTTCGTACTCTGGCACGTCGTTTTTCAATGCTTCGAAAAATTCGCGGGACCAGGCGCGGTATTGCACGATGCGCACAAAGAAATCGTAAAGCGGCTCAAGGTCTTTGCGAACGTCATCGATGTATTGCGCTACCGCTTTTGCATCCTCGGTACCTTCACCAAATCCGCGTGTGAATGTCTCGCTGTTAAGCAGAATGGCTGGCATGTCTGCCGCCGTAGCGATATTAGCCAGAATGTGATTACGTGCGGTATCCAGCGGCTTTTCTAGGTTCTGCATATCGAGCGATTCAATTTTGTCATTCTCACCGACCTGTAACACATCTCCGTTTCCGCCACGCTTCAACATCCAGCGCTTAATGCCGGACATTTTCTGCATCATGTTGTTAACGATAGAACTAGCTTGCTTGATAAACGCCACCAGCAGCCCGGCTTTAATCGTTACCATGTCATCAGCCCGCATCGACTGAATGAATGACTTCAGCGGATAGAGCGCACGCTGATAAACGCTGCGCCCGGCAAAACCAAAGGATGACGGCGTGTAAGCCAGATAAATAGGATCCTCGTTCATCATCACGCAGCAACGGCTATGGTGGTAAGGTTGCCCGGCGGCGGTCACACTTCCCACCTTCTGGAAATCAGCAGAATTAGGATCCTGATTGAGTACCACAGAGCCAGCTGTATTCATCGGATCCAGCACGTTGAAGGTGATGGATTTTTTATACAGCGTGTCAAACTCAGCGGCTTCGTTCGTGGGCTCGCCGTCAATGAGCATCACCACAGCGCCTACACCGTAAATTCTGGACTGGCGCGCAGTGTTAGCAATGATGCGATCGGCTTTAATCGCTTTCCACTCGCGCTCGAAAGCTTCACGCAGGCGCCTTTCAGGTCCACGAGTAACATGTACAGTTCGTGGTTCTGACATCGCCAGTTTTATCGGGCGATCGACCATCTTTCCGCCCAGCGGGTGAAACAAATAAATCAGCTTGCAGAGCTCGTACCCTGCCTGCGCGCCGGGTTCAATGCTTCCGCCCTCCAGAATCTTACTGAGGACGCCAGCATTACTGCCCATGCAAATATCGTCGTCGTCCTGCATCAGAACCCCTCTCCGTTACCAAGTCCAAGCGCGACGCCGTAGTTAAAGCAGTCAAACAGATCGTCGTCCTGGTCTTCTTCACCGATGATGAACTTGAGCACCTGCGTCAGAAGATGATTTTTCTTCGATTGCTTGTACTCAACGATTTTGTCAAAGGCGTATTTAGAAATGCGTACTTTCCCGGACGCCACATAACCAGAAATGTTGATGGCGCGGGATTCTTTGGGAAGTGACGTTAAATCACTGTCGATAGGGTGTACGTTCCACCCCTCATTAGCCCCCTGCTGTAACAGGGTGATCCCGGTTGCCTTGTCCTCGATAAACAGGCCTGTAGTCCCCATACGCGCGCGACATATTTCGCTAAGCTGTTTGGCCTTTCCTTCCCACTGAGGAACAATGTCTTTCAGGAAATATCCATCAATCTGGATAATGTCCCAGTCCAGAATAACGAGGTGTGGCGACGGCAGGTTATCCAGCGCAAACCAGATGCATGCGGATCCATCGTTCTGGAGTTTCCCCTTCTGCGCACAGTCAACGACGCCATAAACCGTATCGCAGGAAAATGGGTAGTCGACAGGAGCGCCGTCCTCCAGGATCCAATCGAGTTTGAAAAAGTTCTGCCCACGCCAGTCCACAAATTCGGCGTTATATTCCTGCTGAACCACCAGCGGCGGACGACCATCAATAATTCGCGCCAGCGCAGCCGGATTAATAGTCGGGTTGGCAGCGGTCGGTGCGTGATGTTCCTCCCAGCCCATCGATTTATCGTTACAGGCCTGATAGAAAAAATTCTCGTCATCAACGCCTTTTGGCGTACCGGCCATTACTGCATCACCGTCAAAGTCAAGCAGTGTCGGCTCAATTGCCTGTTCCCAGATATCACGCATGCCTTTCTTAACGAGGCTTCCCTCATCAATAATGACTTTGTGGTATTTACGGGATCGACCAGCGTCGGGGTTATCCAGCGTCCAGAACTCGACCTGCCCCCCACCAATGGTTTCGATAATCGCATCGGTCTTACTGGAACTAATAGTGATCGGCTTTAAGAGGTCGCGTATAGCTTTAAACGACGGCAGCAGAATTTTATAAGACGGCGCAAACCAGCCTACGCGCATCTGTCGTGCCGCCCAGTTCCCTCCTGCCTGCTCCAGCATCGTTGTCTTACCGTAACGACGCCCGGCACGGATAACTTTTCGTTTTGCAGGAGAACGATAAATTGTCTTTTGCCCTGCATGGAACGGCAGGAACTCAATAACATGTTCAGTCGCCATCAGGGGAATTCACCAGTTTAATGATCACCGTTGGCTCGCTGCCTTTGCCATTCCCTTTTTCTTTGCCCGTTCCTCCGGGGCCACGAGCAACAAGCAATCTGGCTAATTCACGACGAGCAGCATCCTTATCCGCAGTATTTATTTCGATGCCGAATTTACCGAGCTTCACGCCCTGCAATAGATAACGCGCATCGCCCTCTAAATCTCTGGTATCAGCAAAGAAAGCCTCCCCCTTTCCCTCCCCGTTGCATCGAGGGCAATCAGGGTTAGGATCAGCGTTATCGACAAAACCAATTCCACCGGAAAGATCAGGAGGCGGTTTATTTTCCGACTCGGCTTTTTTTTCTGCCCTTATCTGCTCTTCTAAATCACGCCACTGATATTTGTGATTCTCCCCCCAGCAATAACGACAATTGACGCGCCGGTATTGTGCTATTTCGTTGGGATCGGCGTTGATGATGGCGACGAGCTGAGTAATCACATCATCCAGTTCGGCGGAGTAGCGTTTCTGTCGCTCGTTCCTGAGGTGGTGAACATAACGAGAAACCCTGGCATTTCTTAGCATGCGGGATGCATTGGAATATGCTGTGTTTCCTTCGCCTTTGTACCCGGCCAGGCGGTAAGCCTCGACTCTGGTTTTTCCATCCACTACAAATTGTGCGAACGTCATTAACTGGTCAGAAAGTCCGAAATCATCAGGCGTTTCGTTATCCTCGTGAACAGGCCGCGACGCTGATAATTTTTCTGCGGCGTCCCCTTTATCAGCGCTTTTTTCTTCGCGTTTTACCGACTCCGAATTCGCACTTTTTTTCGGAGTTTTTTTTCGCGATTTTCGCTCCGATTTTTCTGTTTTATCTCCCCCACCAGCCAGCAATGCTTTCGCCGCTTTTATCGAGATATACGCTTTCGCAGTTCCCCACGAAAAACCCTCTCTTTCGCACCACTCCTTAGGAGATATTCCCGTCCGCTTCCATTCATCAGCGAACAGGGATAATCGTTCCTCCCAGTTCACTCTGGACATACAGAATAATCCTCTGGTCTGAAAACTATTACTCCGGCAATACGTGAGAACGAGAAGATCGAAAACAGATCCTTTATGCTGCCGTGAGCGCCAAACCTGCCGGGAAATCAGAAGAAAATAAAAAGCTGCATGCTGTCATGCGCTGGGTGCGCGGTAGGAAACAACATTCAGCTTGCATTATCGCAGACACTCAGGGAATGCCTGCTGTAATGTCAGTCTTTAAGATATTTATCGGTGTTATGCACCCGCTCGCTCATAAGCAGCTCTGCGCCCGTACTGGTTACGATGACGTGGTGGTGAGGATGAACATTTTCAGCCAGCCACTTGATCAGCGGCTCAACAGCCTTCTCAAAACCATCATTTTTTGACCTGGAGAACGTTTCGTGAAAACCGCCCCCCATGTCGTACCACTGCCAACATTTGCCATATTCACGGCTTAAATCAGGCTCTCTAAGTTTCCAGAGAATCGATAGATCACTAACAGCGTCGGCATACTCAGGTTGATAACCTTCCCCAATAGCCGCCTGAATGTAGTGCACCATTGCAGCACGGGATATTTCCTTATCTTCCATTCTCGGCGAGTCAGCCGCCTGCTCAAATCCCGGTTCGGTACTTCCAACTTTCACACCCGGAATTTTTCCCGCGGCAATAGCGTCAAACAACTCGCAGATGTGATCGTAATCTCGTCCACCTGCTGGGAAATATTCCTGCATTACGTTTACTGCTGAGTCTTTCTGATCTTGAGTCATTTTTTCACCGTTATTTTGTCGTAGGTTCGCTCACAGGTGCTTCCGGCGACATAACGCTCATCAGCCTCTTTTGCGAATTCTCCCGCCATTGCGTCAGCTTCGCCAAGCAGCTCGGCGAGCAGGCTGGCGACCTCGGATTTTGCCTGGCTTGCTGCTGCAATTGCGGAAATTCTGCCGGTTTCACTTGTTGCGAGTTGCCGTTGTATTTCGGCGAGCTGCTGTTGCAACCCACCGCGAGCACGCTTAGCAGCGTCAGCATCAGCCTGTACTTTTGCCAGTTCTTCATCGGCTTTCTCTCGTTCTTCATTTACGGCGCGCTGGCGGCGCTGCTCTTCAGCTCTTTCGGTTACTTCACGCTGCAACGTAGTGGTCGCATCAGTAAGGTCACGCTGGGCCCACTGCAATTTCCAGGATGAATCCGCTTCTTGGTAACCACGTGAATAACACCAGTACGCTGCCGCACATAACAAAAAAGCCACCAGCAGTATTTCTGCTAATGGCTTCCAGAGTTTTTTGATTACAGCGAAAAGTGTGCTCATACCAACACCGATTTCGCTTTTTCATAGCGGGCTTTACGGTCATCAAGACCATTAGTGCCACCGTTAATTATTTTCGTAACAGCCTTAATATCACCGCTACGTTTTAGACAACCTTTCGAGGCAAAGAACCACGCCGCCGAACGAGCTGCATATTCGTCCTGCTCCAGTAACTGTGGGGACAGTATCAAATCGGCCCCCAGTCCTGCGCCGCAATCCCGATAATTGTCATGACCGCTAATCTGAATCAGGCCACGCCCGCGATAATTCCAACCGTCGTTCTCTTCAATGTTTCCCATTCGGTGGGCGTAAACAATATTAGCGATAGCTTTCTGGTTCGCAGGGTGATCAGCAGTGCGCCCGTAGAGCTGCGCTGTATCACCAGGAAAATATTTCCCGAATGTCGCTTTCAAACCATCAGCAGAATAATTTAGGTTCTCGACAATGCGGGTAAAACCGCCGGACTCATGCCCGACCTGAGCAATGAACATCGCCTGATCGTCTGCAGATTCAATACCAAACTCTTTCATTGCTGCATTTAATGGTTGAAACCATCGCGAGGTAAGGTCGCCGCTGAGATTTGCAGCCTTTTGGAGCTGATCCTTATTCATAATCACACCTTGTTATTGTCGCTACCGACACCAAGTCGATTGCCAATTAACCGCATTGCAAATCCTCGGATGGCATCAACACCAATCAGCCCGACGCCGCCACCGATGGCCACAGACAGAGATTTAGGCCAACCGAAATATTCCAAGGCTGATGAGAAGGTCAAAGTCAGAGCACCACAAAGAAGAATTTCGAGTGTTTTTTTCTTCCAGCCGCCACCACCACCAAAGTAAGCGATGCGTAAACCAGCCATGAATAACGACATGAGAACAGCGCCCAGCGGCGTATCTCCGCGCCACCAGCTCTGGAATAATTCCAGCCAGTCCGGCCAGGTATTGGGGTTATGAGGCATTTTCATGATCTCTCACCTCGCGCATATTGCGGGTGCTAATTGAGGGAATAAAAAATCCCCGAACATCCAGGAGCGGAAACGGGGAAAGGCGTTGCGCTAAACGGACCTGTCAGCGGCCTTAAATGAAAAAGCCCCGGCGTATGCCGAGGCCCATGTGAATAATTGATAGTTACCGATCTTCTAGTTTCTTGCTTGAAATCAAACCACTTGTCATTTCATAACCGTTTATATGACCACAATAAGGACAGACAATAGGTTCTTTCTCTTTTCCGCCGGGAAATCCTCCACTATGTTCCCAGTAGATGAACTCCTTCTTACAACTCTCGTTGCTACACACCGTATTACTCATTGCGTCACTCCATTTAAAGCAAGGAAGTAAATACATAACATATCCAAAACTTGAGTCGAAGGTTTAAATCAATAAAAAACCCGCCTTATGTGAGCGGGTCTTTTTGATTTGTCGCTGCGGGTGTAGCTTCGCGAGCATAGCTGAATTTAAGCAATCCCCGTGCAACTTTGCAACCGGAATCGATCAGCTTTTTTATCGAATACATCACACATTGGTAAGTACAGCATGGCTTCTGCCATCTGCAACCAGACATCAATTCGGCTTACGCAAGTACGTAGGCACCATTCCGGGTGACGAGTATTCAGTTCTCTTGCCATAGCCTTCTTACTCATACGATTCTTATACCGATCAACTACCAATTTAAAAAGACGCTGATGACCTGTCCGAACCAATATTTCACCGATCACAGCATCCATTAACAGGCCTTCTTCATCGGTACAGAATGCCAGGTTGCTTTTTTCTTTTCCGGAAAGCATGTCCAGAAAATATGACATCAGTTCACCGTGATCCAAACCTGATGATTTGAGATGCTTCAACGCCTGCTGAATGGCCGTTTTACTGACTTTTTTTGATGCGAGAAGGTTATTAAACATGTGACCACCTGAGCCGGATCCAATATATGACCATCGGCCCCACATACGAAGTTTACCCTGAATCCAGACTGACTCGAGGGTGTTTAATCGCAGCATTTCACCACCCTTTCCTGTCGTTGATGGGTTAATCATATAAACTCCTCCTCTCTCCAGATTTGTTGGGTACGGAAAACACCTTCAGCGTGATACAGCCTCAGAGTGTCCTGATCAATATCGGTTTTTACACGGCCATCGATTACGTCATGACAACAGTTGCAAGCAATTGCGCCTTGCATGTCATGTGGTTTGATTCCCATCCCGCAGGTGTCACTCATGCGATAATGGGCAAGAACGCTGGTTTCTGGATTAAAATTGCAGATACCTGGAATGCGCACAGTACACATGCGACCGCGCGCTTGTTTGGTGAGATCGATTTTCTTCATGCGGCGTAACTGAATAATTGAGAGGCGGCGTTTTCTGCAGCCTGCTGGGTGGGAAATGTGCGGAACAAAATATAATTCCATAGCACATCAAGTACGGATTTATAGAGTTGGGAAAACTCGAGATCGTCCATTTTGGCAAATGATATGGATTTGGGTTCTTTGCGGGTCGTACCGTCAGGCATTTCGTATTGAGTATAAAAACCCGCCTCGATAGTTACCCAGGCTCTGAATGCTTCAAAGGATTTTACAGCGCTGATATTGCCGGCGCGTTTTTCTGCCTCCTCACGCAGATACTGATCGGCCAGCTCCTGGAGTGTTTCTTCATGGCCAGCATAATGGGCCACCAGTTGAACGTATCCATGAACCAGTTTTTTATCTGCCGGGGATATTGCACCGCCAGACGGTTGCCAGTAATCGAAACCAAGATTCAGGAGTGCAAAAAATTTACGGTGAAATGCCGCATTACGTGCCTGTTTAAAGTCAGCATATAAAACAGCACCAAGACGGAATTTTTTCTCGATAAATTCCCGTGCGTCAGGCGTCGCCGGAATTAATACTCCGCCTGCTGATTTTACAAATGAATACTGCGCCATTGGTTTCCCCTTTAGCGCAGCAATTGCTCAGAAATACAGGTTCCGGGTGTTCAGTCCGGAATCATAATTATATCTTAGTTTTGCCTCTTTGAACAACGACACAACCTGCTTGTTCTGCCAGCTCTAACAACGACTTAAGCGATGCGACATGCTCATCATCATAGATTTTTCTGAGTGCTGTCACCTTGCCATTCTTGCAGGTTATGAGAACGCGACCGTTATCGGGGAGATGTTCCCCTACCTCCGTCTTTTTGAACACGTTCCCTCCCTCACAAGCATACTGTATAAACATACAGTATATATACTCCCAAGTGGCAGTAAGTGCAAACTTTTAAAGGCACAAAACGTTAAAAATGGTGATAGGGTTAATTTTTAATCATATGTTTAATAAAGAAAAACCGCCTTTACTTGGCGGTTTAATGTGAAATTCTTCAATTCAGCTAGACTTCGGGACTCTCGGCGGCGGAGGTCTAGTTCCCTGAGTTGGCGGGGGATTTCTTCCCCCCTGCGAAGGGCTATTAGGCGGATTTCTGGGGGGCGTCGGGTTCGGTACTTTTCTGGCCATCTTCATTCTCCGTTGGGTCCTGTAAAAATTCCACCCATTTAATATCAGTCACTTTAAATAAAATACATTCAACTTGTGGCTGATCCAAGTATTGCTCATTTTCAATCCAAGATGGATTGGTCAACACAAAATGACCTTTTGTGGGATCTGATGGCCATTCATGTGGCCATCCATAAACTCTTTTGTCATCAATAAGATGCAGGATAACCCAGCTTTTTTCTCTTGTATGGAACGCACCAAACCACTCACAATGATAGGATGTTTGTTTCGTTAACTTTAACCACCGTAAGACTGTATGAAAACAATCAGTATTTGCACAAACACTGAATAAAAGCCCCACGATTACTGCTGAGATATATAACCACGTTAGCCCTACAGTTTCTGACCAAGGACCAAAACTATAAAGATGCTTACCCGCTAGTTGTAACCCGACTTTCAGACAGAACGTCAGTGCTTGAACAAAAATCGTAAAAATAAGAGCCTGAACCACCCTCTCAAATTGAGAGTAAGAGCCTGAACCACCCTCTCAAATTGAGAATTGAGAGGGTTTTGGATAAGAAGTAAAAGCATGAAAAATCCAAGCAGCCAAGAACCCGGGCAGTAAGAACTTCAGAATATTAAATAATTCTGAACTTAGAGACTCCATCTTTGCTCCTTAAAACTATTTCTTAGTCTGTTGGGTTGGAGCAGGGACTCTTGGAGGAGGTGGTCTTTGAAACGAAACCGGTTTTGGGTTCACACTTTCAAATAAAGCATCACCATCCTGTTTGTTATTTATTGGTTTGTCATTATTACTCATCTCATGATTTCCTTAATGAACAAATAGTTAACCCCTATAATATACTGATGTTAATAAGAATCCAAATACTCAACAATAACTCATCTCTTTCTGCTCTCTCCAAGTACATATCAAGAATTGTTGCTGCATTAGTTTTGCTGCACACACACTCTCTCTTCTTTGATAAATTCAGCTATTCCAGGCAGCAGCATTACATCAGACGACTCACACTCATTTCCCCACACGTCAAAACCATGAGAGGACTGGCGCGCAAATAGTTCTATACGTGGGACGTCACCCAACAGTTGAACTAACTTTTCACGCACAATGTCAGGTTTTTGCGAATGAGCCAGGCGAGGCGCTGTAAATGACTGGATAATCCCTGCATCAATACGTTCGGGGAGGTTCCCCTTAACTGCAAAAAGACAATCTTCACTATTAGCGCGGGTCATATGCCCCATTCCCATCACCAGTTTTTCTGTCTGACGGCTTCCGCATTTGTTCCAGGTAAAGCCTTTCATTGTCATCAGACGAAACCCCCATGCCTCGACTACCTTCAGTGCTTCAAGCGGCTGCGTCGGAACCCACCACATAGCCAGCAGGCTACTTTCAGCAGCGAGGTCCCACACAGGAAGACGGCAAATATCGAGAACATTCATCACCGGATATTTAAACCCGGCGCCGCGGTCACCATCTGCTGCTTTGTCCCTGTATGCCCAGGGAGGATCCGCATAAATTAATGTGTACTTTTTATTCACTCTTTCCCCTTTCGCGCTGCTGCCGCCAGTAATTCAAACGTTCTCTGAAAAAATCCCGATAACTCTCCGGCGTCGCGTCAATGTGCTGAATAACCGTCTGGCGTGTAACTTTCCGTTCATAGAGCTGACGAACGAGCGCGGCGGCGCGCATGTCGTAATGCTCCTTGAGTTGGTATTCTTGCGGCCATTTCGCACGATTGAACGGGAGACCGGGCGGGAGGTAATCCGATTGCCCGGTCATGCCTTAAGCCCTCATGTTTTTCTCTGAGTGAACGTAGAAACGGGGATCAACGCTTTTAAGCGTGAAGTGTGTAACGGGCATGTCGTCATGCCGCTCAATGCCAACAAAGTTCGACATGCAAAGCGCAAAGACGCGTTTCTGTAGTTGCTCCAGACTTATTTTGATGTCCGGGTAATATTTTTTAATCGCTGACATGATCCCCTGATATGAGAGCGTTTTACCCTTCATAATCGCCACCAGGTATTCAGCCGGCAGCTCGCTGGATTTTTGGGGTAATGGGGATTCAGTGGGATTCGCAATGGGTTTAATGGAATCAAGCAAAAGTCTGCAACGACTCTTAATCCCAACTCTGTACCCTGTTTTTTTGTCGTAATTCTCTTTGCTACCAGAAGTCCATACAGTTGCCGTTTCGCGAAGTTTTACGGTCTTCTCTCCTCCTGAGTAAATAACAGTTCCGGTATGCGTCTTACTGAAACAGCGTGGGTTGGTTTCAACAGGCTTTGACTTTTTAGTTTTTGGGGCCGTGCGAGCAGTTAACCCCGGAACAGGGACCGGACGCGGGCAAGGTACGTAAACCGAACGGCTGCGAGCCCTGGCACCTGCGTTCATCCGCCAGATGATTACGTTTGTCCAGTCACAGGCATCGTCAGCTGTCGCTACTTTAGGATAAATTAAATCGGTCATTGGTCTTTCCTCATTGTATTTCACGCTGGTCAGGCGTTTTAAAATGCGTCGGTGTTGTACTTCTCGGCATATTTACGGTGCGGTTTTCTGGGTTTTGCTGCCTCCAGTTGAATTCGTGTTTTTTCTTTGCCAATGTGCTGATCGATCGGCAGAAAGTGTCCGTTTTTGAACTCCTGGTAAACTACGGTACCAGCAGCTGCAAAGCGGCATTTTCCGAGGATGACCTCAGCTACACCTGCAGCCGGGCTTTCGGGGTTATAAACTTCATCTCTGTACAGAAACAGAATGCTGTCAGCATCCTGCTCAATAGAGCCTGAATCACGCAGATCTGACATTACCGGGCGGCGCTGTGCCGCCGGGCGCGCATCGACGGCGCGGGAGAGCTGGCTCAGCGCGAAGGTTGGCGTGTGCAGGCGCATAGCCATCGTTTTAAGATTTCGGGAAATATGCGCTACGGCGAGATCGTTACGCTCTGCTTTTGGCTTTTTAATCAGACCGAGATAGTCGACCATAATCATTGCCAGATGCGGGTGACGTCGTTTGTGTGTTTCGGCAATGGCGCGAATCTGTTCAACCGTAAGGTCGGTTGCATCGACAATCCAGATATCACGATCCGTAAGCTCACCTATCGCAGCCGTTAATCGCGCCCAGTCCTCATCGTACATATCCTGAGGGTTACGCAGACGGGAAACAGACAGGTTTCCGGCGCCAGCCAGCGAGCGCTCAACAATTTGAGCAGCAGCCATTTCCATGCTGAAAATTAGCGCGCCTCCGCCTTTTGCTGTAACACCTTCCACAACAGTCAGAGCAAATTCTGTCTTACCCATTCCTGGACGACCTGCCACGACCACAAGATCGGTTTGGTTTATACCGCCAGTAGCGTTATCGAGATCCGCAATCCCGGTCAGAAGGTTACGCGTGGATTCATCGCCTTCCATGCGTTTCTGTACGGTGTCCATGTAGGCAGGCAACAGCTCGTTAATGTGTACCGGTTGAACGTCGCCGCTTTCAGCGGTCATATCCAGCAGCTGCGCCACAGCCTTTTCCACAACCTGATCACGTTGTTCCTGGTTGGCTGCATTGCGGATGCCGTCGGCGCCATCCTGCAAAAGTTTCGCCAGCGCACGGCTGCGCCATGCCTTAACCATCTTCCCTGCATACCCTTTGAGATTCGGAATCGTTGCAGGTATGCGGGAAATTTCCGACAAATCAGCCAGACTTGAACCGCCCAGCGCTTCACTGATGAAAAGCATGTCGATCATGCCGTTAGTCAGTGCCTGTTTTTTTATCTCGCTGAATGCACGGCGATAAAAACCAATGCTGAATGATTCCTCTGGCGTGGATGCGATCACGTCAAATGCGTCAGGTGTAGCACCGCCATTCAGCAACCCTGCCAGCACACACGCTTCCAGTTCCTGCGGAGTCATAGCGAACCTTCCCGGGTATTACGTAAAGTTTCTGGTTTCATCAAATAGTCAAAGCTGGCGCGCCATCCATCATCAAATAGTCAAAGCTGGCGCGCCGAGGCGCGCCATCCACCGTTAGAACCGAAATAAAAATCGGGGGCATCAGCTCGGAATTTTTCGAAGTAACCCAGGAATGCTCCCGTAGTTTTATTTTTCATATGGGCTGCCAGGCGAATAATCATCCTGCGGCGATCTGCATCCAGTTCAGCAGCAGGCAGTGTGTCAGCGAATATCTCGTTGTAGCCGTTCATGACGGCATCCGGATCAACATCAGCCTCCGTAGTGGCCCATGCTTCGGCATCAGCGAGATAACCATCAAAGCGATTAACGCGGCAGATATTGGAAGGTTTTGGTAAACCAGAACCACGGCGGCGCCATGTCGCCAGAACCCAACGAATAACTAACTGCAGTTCAGCCAGTGTGTATGCCTCCCGTGTTTGTGTCGGCGTAAGCATCGGAATGAACGGCTTAACATCACGGCAGCGGGTACCTGTTTGTTCGTTGTAGAATTCCAGGGCTTTTTTAGCGTCAGCTAGGATCAATTCGTCACCCTCCCCCTTTTGGGGGTTAGGGGGATCATTAGGTTCATTGACTGGTTCAAAAGAGTGACTGGTTCTGGTGCCACCACATGGCATAGGGGGTGTGTTTTCTAACGGCATACCTGTGATTTTTGACGGCACAGGGGCTGTGCTTTTTGGTGGCACAGGGGTATCAAGATTCAGGTAATACACATTCGACGTATTGCCCTTACCATTGTTTATACCCATGCGGTTTTCTTTTGTTAAAACGCCCATGCCAATAAGCGCGTCAATGTGCGTACGAACAGCACTCCTGCTGCATTCACAATGATCAGCAATATGCTGATAAGATGGCCAGCATTCGCCATTATCATTGGCATTATCAGCAAGTTTAATCAGCACCAGTTTACGGATTGGGTTTCCGGTTTTTATTGCCATAGCCCGGGCCATTAGGGTCATGCTCATAGTCAGATCCCCAGCAGCTCAGCCAGTTCACGACAGGCTATTTCGTAGTCTTTTGGTGTGAGAAAAACGCACGTCTCGATCATCTCAGCTTTGCGTTTCTCATAGATTTCCCATTTTTTTGCGGACAGGCGTTCTTCAAATATTCCACGTACATCATGCGCACAGGATGGTTCGCCATTTAAACGCCAGCCGTTCCGCCAGGTGATGCGGTCTGTTGATGTCTGCATATTGGTCTTTCCTCGATACAAGTTAAACGCTGGTCAGGCGCTGTGTTTCCTGTATGGCTTGTAATGCCTGTGCTATCCGCTGGGGTCGATCCCTTGCATCAAGCAACAGAGCAATAATCGCTGCGGCAAAATCACGAATCGCAATGCAAATTAACTGCTGAGTGGTCATTCCCAGCTGTGCATATCGTTCCGCAGGTAATGCAGCTTCCATCGCCATGGCCAGCGCTTTAGTTTTGATTCTTGCCGCTTTCGTCTCACCACGTAGCCAGCGAAAAATCTGCTGCCGGTTGTTGTTGATTGCCCGCCAGTCAGCATTACCTTTCGAATCCTCCATCGGGTGAAGTTTTACGCAGCTGGTATTGCCACCCATTCGAAACCACATGCGAGTGATCTCAATAGCAACATGTTCCTGCCCACGCTCAGCAGCCCAATTGAAGATTTCTCTTTTCAGTTCGTCGAGGTTTTCCACTTCGTCGCGTCTCCTGTCGCTGAAAACCTGATTAAGCGTAATCAGATTTCAAATACGCCCTTTGTTAAGCTGCATTCTGTTCCGGCAGTCCGTCAGTTGGTTTTCGATAAATATTGGGGAGTAGATCATGTGGTGTAACTTGATAGCCAGTTGCTGCGGCCCATTTCAATGCAGTTGCAGCACCAAGAAGGCATTTTCCAGATGCAACACGACTGACATAGCCCTGCGTCTCACCAACCACTTGAGCGAAATCCTGCTGGCGAACGCCAGAGGTCTTTAGATAGGTTTTGAGATCCATTTGTCCTCCTAAAATGTATGTGACACATGAATATTAGTATTGCGAATACACATATGTCAATAGTTACACGATTGGGAGGAAATTAATTTTACGAATAATATGGGCGTCATGAGAAAGAAAACGCTTGATGCAGCTGAAGCTGATGCAGCCCAAAGGCTGCGCGACATATGGAACGAGAAAAAAGTAACTTTACGTCTTACTCAGGAAAAGGCGGCGGATGCTCTCGGCTTTAGTACTCAGGCTACAGTCAGTCAGTATTTGAATGGAAGTATTCCGTTAAACACAGATGCGACATTAAAATTTTCAGCTCTTCTCGGTGTAAAACCTGAAGACATTAGACCCGACCTTGCCGAACTAATGAATTATGTCCGGAAATCAGGAGCCCACGTTCAAGATTATTCAGCTGCTGGCTGGCGACTCCTGAAACCAGAAGATGCCGAGTTGATAGCACTTTATGAAAGACTTCCTCAGAGTGAAAAAGAAAGGCATCTATCTGAATTAAAAGACAAAGTTAGTGGATTTGACCGACTTTTTGAAGAACTTCTAGCCACAAGAAAACAGTAAATTCCCCTCCAAAATAATCCCGCATCGTCGGGACCCCTCCAAAATAATCCCGCATCGTCGGGCATCGTCGGGATTTTTTTTATCCTTTCTTATCAAGAACATACAAAATATATTCGCATTACGATTATTTTAATCTTGACCATAAATATACGCATAACTAATATAAGCCACATCAACGACGCACTAACCACGCGGCAGTTGTTCAGAAAAACGTTCTGACGGTCTGGAAAGACAGGCAAAGAATTCTGCGGGGCGCCGCCAGTACGCTGACATGCGGGAAAGACCGCACAGAATTCGAATTGTGGCGAATTGCAGTCCATCGAGACAACCAGAAGATAAGCACCTGGCGCCACATCCCTATTTTGCTGTTGCGATAGCGTTCCCTGAAGGTGAGAGCTGACCAGCAGTATGACGCCGGGAAAGTCCGGGAGGAAAGACCAATTGGGCATGACCAGCCCTGACAGCCCGGAAAGACGGGCAACTTTTGGATAGCAAAAGGCCCGCACAAAGCGGGCCAGGGATAGCAAAAGGCCCGCACAAAGCGCACAAAGCGGGCCAGTTACCCCGAACGGTGACCAAACCATTCGGATTTGTCACAAGCGACCAAGCTTGTGACGAGGAAAGACCATCTCTCCCGAAGGAGCTGACAGCCAGCTCTGAGTATAACTAACAAGGAGCCGCTATGGAAGCGCTTGCCATACCAGTAAAGCTGTACATTCACTACCACACCCAAACGTTTTCTTCGGATAAATACATCGTTGCCACCTGTGACATGTCACGCAACTTTCCGGACACATACGTTTTGTTGGAAACCCGTGAAATTACCCTCGATATAAACCAGCCTGAACCATTCGACATCATCGCTCTGCAGGTCGACCAGCTGCGCGGCCAGAAGGAGACGATTGCGGCGGAAGCACAACGTCAGATTGACCGTGTCGACGACAAAATTCAGCAACTGCTGTGTATTGATCACACCCCTGTTCAGGAAAGCGACATCCCATTTTGATCAGCCGGCGCCAGACCAGCGCCAGTAACCAAAGAGGAAAGACCAATGACCATCTACAACGGCTTATTCGAGCCCAAAAAATCAGCGGTTAAAGATTGCGGGGCCGTTCAACTAGCGATCGCAATTGATGCGCCAAACAAAAAAGTGGCAGAAAGCATCATGACAGGCAAACTCTGGGAAGCCTACCCGGCCAACGGAGACAACTACTTCAAACCCAAGTTATGGGAACATGCCGAAGGTCTGCCACTGCCGACTGTTGGTAAGTTTGATGAACAATTTGCCCTGGCACACACATTCGACGGGGAAAAATGGGTCATCAACGACCCGGAGGCCAACGTTTCAAATCTGCCAGCCAGTAACGAGATTATCGATCTGGCAAAGCTACCATCCCGGGAACGCTTCGCGGCCGTCCTTATGTTCAGCGATTCTCCCATCGATGGAGTTCTTTACTCTCAGGTGCTGGATTATCTCGATAATCTGGAAAATAACGATGAACCCCTTGATGAGGATGATCGGGTTAATCTCAATATTCTCCACGCGCTGCACAATAACGAACCCGTGCAACATATGCATGTTGAAGGGCTGAATAATCTCATTCAGGCCATTTACGCAAACTTTGAAGATCAAACTCCGGGTAAGGCTGCGATTTCGCAATTTATTAAACGCTGGCTGGAAAACCCAAGTAAGCGTGAAGAGATGGTGCCAAACAAAACATCATCACTTAATACCTGCGTTAAAAATAACAATGTCGCTGTGGCGCCACAACGTGGTTATAAACACACCTACGCAACACTGGATCAGGAAATTGCCGTTGCCCTACTTCCCATCGCTCCGGATGCGCCTGTGTTATCAGGAAATCTCCGTGATGCGGAAAAAATGATTTCCGATGACCGGGAAGATTTCAAACGTTGGTCAGCGGCATTGCGTACTACCGAGCAGATTCTCAAATATGACCGTCCGAGTATCTTTGGGGTTATTCAGAATGTCCCATCTAAAGATACATACCATTTCCCTGAGTCACTGCGACGCCATATTGATTCATGGCTGGCTGAACATGGTCAACTCGAATGTGCCGAAACGGATGCAGAAAGAACTGGCAAGCAGCTTGCGGCGGAACGCGGCGAATATGTGGAAGGTATCAGCGACCCAAATGATCCTAAATGGGTTAAAACCGATACCCAACCACAGGATTCAACCCACGATGACGGAACACTTTCGCGTGATGGAACTATGCCTGAAACAGCCTCAAATGAAGATGAAAAACCGGAAGTGGCAGAAAAGGAAACAGTTACAGAAGACCAGGCGGAACAAGCTCGTGAAACGCTAAACAATATGGGTTACGGAGTATATGCGACCAGCCAAGAGACCGCTTACCAACCGAATGAAAATCTGAGCGATAAAGTGAAAACTCTCGTTCAGGATGTGGATCTGCTCGTCGAGCGTGTTAAGCGTGAAGAATCACTTCCTCAGGCGTCCGAACTGGTTAAGAGCATTAATGAAATGCAGGCTGGCGAAAGCGACAACCTGGAGTTGTGGAAAGAAGTTTTCAAAACAGATGAGCGCTTTACCTCCGCATTCTCTGTGAATGGCGGCGGAACCTCCATCAATGGTACCTACATGACCATGATCGCGACCCGCGAGTTTGGTCCGAAAGGTATCGGCTGGGGTGTGGATATTCTGGAGGAACGCTTTGATGATGGTGCACCAATGGAGGAACGCTTTGATGATGGTGCACCAATGCACCAATCACTCGCAAGGTAAAAGGATCTGACGGTAACGATACATGGGAGCTTATCCCTGACGGTATAGGCGGCATCCTGACTGAGAAAAACCATGTTATCAAAATCAGGCTCTGGTACATCCGGAATGGCAAACGCGGGGAAGAGATATCCTTCGGGTGTACTCCGTATATTTACGGCAGCAAACACGGTCCTATTTGCGATGGTGAAGCGACAAAAAAATCACTGACTGACGCAACCAAAAAAGCATTATCTGCACTCGGTTTCTGCGCAGATATTTTCATGGGCCTGTACGACAACCCGGAATATCGCCAGAAAAATAAAGCTGAATTTGCGCTCAAAAACGCCAGCGAAAACGCAGAGGATGCAGCCCGCGTACGTCAGGAACTGGACGATAAACTGACCCGAGTAGCAAACACTCTTGCATCAGCTGTGTCAGAGAACGAGATCAACAAGGTTTATTCTTCGATTGCCCGTGAAGCAGAAGTGCATCGCAAGGATGCAGAGGCGAAGGGTGACACGCAACATGCGCGCTATTTAAGTGGGCGCCTGCGTCGCCTGACAACCATCAAAGATGAACGTATCGCTGAACTGAACAAATCCCAGGAGAATGCATAATGACTACTGCAATCGCGTTAGCTGCTGACTACACCAACCTTCTGCAATTGCTGGAAAGCTCTGATGAACTAACTCCGGAGATGATCACCGATACACTGGAAGGAATTGAAGGGGAACTGGCGGATAAGCTGGATGCCATCATGGTCATTGCGCGTAATAACCTTGGCCATGCCAAAACATGCGATGAAGAAATCAAGCGCCTGGCTGAGCGTAAAAAGTCTTTCGAAAATAAAGATAAAACGCTTCGTAAATATATTCTGTCTTGCCTGCTTGCTGCCAATCTGGACAAGCTCAAGACCCCTAAGAATAGCTTTACTGCCCGAAAAGGTAGCGTCAGCGTTGTTATCGACAACGAAAAGCTATTACCGGATGAGTTGGTTACTGTTCAGACGATTGTCGCTCCGGACAAAAAAGCCATCAAAGAAGCGATCGAGGCTGCGGAAGCTGCCGCAGCGCAAATCACGGCTGATGGTGGAGAAGTACCAGCAGAATTGTTAAATCCGGTACCGGGTGCCCACCTTGAGATCGGCGAACGCTCACTACAGGTACGTTAACTATGCTGAAACTATCCCTAAAACGTGGCGATGCGGTTCACGTAGTATTTTCAGATGGCAGTAACGGCATTATTGAAGCGCGTAGCCGTTGCGAGTTGGGAATGCACCTGCCGAAAAGCGTTAAAGTGACTCGTGAGAAAGGCGCATTCCTACCCGAAAACCTGATTAAGCGTAGCGCATTCCTACCCGAAAACCTGATTAAGCGTAATCAGAAATAAAACCATACTATCGCTAGCATTGTGGCCTCACCAAACACTGGAGGCTGCAATGCTGCGATGGCAACCCGGAGCTACTCTGCTCACAGATTTCGATATAAAGATTGGCCGGTTATCGGCAAGCGTACGAAAGAAGACCCTGACCCAGTCCGACATCGAACACGCATGCAGTGATGCTGATGACGCCGTGTACCGGATGATGAGGAAAGACCAACATGACCAGAGAAAACGATCTGCTAACAGACGCAGAACTGATTGAGTTTACCGGTTATCAGAAAGCATCCAAACAAAGGGAAATTCTCGACCGTGGCGGCGTCTCGTACATACCCGATCGGGAAGGTCGCCCGATGGTTACCTGGACGCACATTAACGCTGTATTGAACGGACAGATCACCGTACAGACCAGCACAGAAGAAAAACCCGATTTCGGAGCTATTTAAATGGGGCGCAGAAGAAAGGATCCTGGAGATAACAAACTGCCGCCGCGCGTATCCAAAACAAAAACGCGTTACTACTACAAACCCACGTCACGGGAGACCGTGACACTGGGGCCAATCACTCTCACTATGTCAGCTTTATGGAAACGGTATGAGGAAGAACGACGCAATTATTCAGATGTAATGACGTTCGAAAAGCTCTGGGGAATGTTTCTGAAAAGCGCCTACTACACAGAACTGGCAATACGTACCCAGCGTGACTATCTGCAACATCAGAAAAAACTACTTGCTGTATTCGGCAAGGTTAAAGCTGACATAATCAAACCAGAAGACGTGCGCCAGTTTATGGATCGTCGTGGTCTGCAAAGTAAAAACCAGGCCAACCAGGAAATGAGCAGCATGTCTCGCGTTTACCGCTGGGGATATGAGCGCGGATACGTTAAGGGAAACCCCTGTGCCGGCGTCAGCAAATTTTCTCTCAAGGCTCGTGAGCAATACATCACTGACGAAGACTATCTGGCAATCTATAAACATGCTGATCACGTCGTCAGAGCTGCAATGGAAATATCTTACTTATGTGCCGCGCGACAAGCTGACGTACTCGAGCTACGTTGGATGCAAATATCTGATAAAGGGATTTTTATCCAACAGGGCAAAACCGGGAAAAAACAGATAAAGGTCTGGACACCTCGCCTGCAGGAAGCACTGGAAACGGCACAGGCAGCATGTCCGAAGCTTTCACCTGACGCATTGGTTCTCTATAACAGCGATCGTGGGCAGTTCATCCGCAAGACATTCAATAATCGCTGGCTAAAGGCCGTGCGGGCAGCACAGAGTGAACTTAATCGACAACTGGATTACACGTTCCATGACATTAAGGCAAAAGCTATTTCAGATTTTGAAGGGAGTAGTAGGGATAAGCAGATTTTCAGCGGACACAAGACGGAAAGCCAAGTGCTTATTTATGATAGGAAGGTACAAATTAGCCCAACGCTTGATCGCCCGGTAATAGGGAAGAAGTGA